GACCCATACCAAGGATGAGATGGATTAGAGCCAACTGAAGTCAATGCTATTTTTAAAATATCTTGAGTTAATTTCTCGACATCGGTAATTTTTTTAAAATCACCTCCTTCGATAACTAAATCCTTGTTTTTTATCTTTAAATCAAATGACATCAACGCTCCAATTGTATTAATGCCATTTTATTATTAACTACTTGATTTGCTGTTGTTTTCTTCCAAATCTATATATATTTTTTGCATTAACTGGTACATTTCTTTTATCTTTGATTCAAATTGAGAAAGACACTCTGTGATTTTGGGTCTATCACCTATACTTTTGGTTAAAGGCGTATATCCAGTAGCCTCTTGAGACATAGACCAAGCATTATCATCCAAAAAGCCTTCTAAATATTGTGGCTCTATTAACCACAAAGAAGCGTAAATTGCCATTATATCACAAAATCCAAACCCGCTAAACTCCCCCAAGATAATTTCTATAGTCTTTATAGCATTATTAGCTTTTTGGCATTGATCTTCCCGAGCTTTAATCATTTTTTCTAAATCTATAGAATTGTGATCTCCAAAAGAACGAGATGTTTCAGGGTCTGGCGAATTTTGAGTTAATGAAACTCCACCCAAAGCAAAATCACCTAAGTCCTTGGTATCATTACCAATTACCTTGGTTAAAATTAAATCTAAATCAGATTGTGTTGTTTTATTTGCTATTTCATCTTCTATAATTTTAAATAAAGGGCTGCCATCTTTTGCATTTGAAGTAACTGGCAATGTCGTAGAGCCAAATTCAGGTCCTCTTTTATCAGGAATAGGCATCCAGTTATATTGTTGTTCTGTAATTTTAACAGTCTCTACAGCATCTCTAAGTGCTATACACATAGCTTTAAATACATTATAAAACTTTAAAAATTGCTCAGATTCATTTACTGTAGCATCTGTATATTTCTTTAAGCTTTCATCATCCTTAAAAGAAGGATTATTCTTTATATCTTCAAGTGTTTGCTTTTGAGAATCTGTTAATTGTGATGTTTTATTTAAATTATCAAATCTAATACGACATATATTCTCTATATAAGGTCTTTGAAGGTACACATCTTCTGATATTTTTAAATCATTTTTACTTCTTAAAAATGGAGCAGCAACTCTATTTTTAGATGGTATTACACTAAAGTCAATGCGTGGGTCTGTAAGAAATGGCTTTAAAATATGAGAACGGCTATGATTTTCAGATATAAATGCAAAATCTGTATCTGTAAAACCAGAGTCTAAATCTTTATATTCTAAAAGGTCTTCATTACGTGAATTTTTTAATTGAATTTCATATTTTTGGTCTGCATTTTCATACGGATTTCCGAACTTAGTATTTTCAAGAGCTGCAGTAAATTTACGAATGTTATTTTGATTAGAGCTGCTTAATGCTGCAAGACTTGAATTAATATCTTGTTTTGAAAAATAATTTTGATATTTTTTAGGATTATCTGAGCGAGCATCTAATATTTTAACAAAATTACCAGAAGAATAGCTTAACATATAGTTAGCTATAGAAATTCGCGAATTTTTCAATTCTTCTTGCGCATATACTTCTTTATTAAATCCTGGATTATAAAAGTTGCCATTATCAGGATCTACTACCGGCAAACCAATTAACCTATAAAAAGCGCTACATCTGCTTTCATATGGATATTCATTATCTTTAATTTCTATCTTTGAATCAACTGCCCCAATAGAAGCGCTTTTAATAACATTACCAGTAAATATAGTTCTTGGATCTACTTTACTTCTAATTGCATCTATTTGCTTAATGAAATCTGCATTAATTTGCTCAACATTTATTTCATAATTTTGATCATCGAGAACGGTATTTTGACCATTTGTATCTTCAGACTCTTTGCGATTAGTCATAATTAACTCTTATCTCTGGATACATCAGCCTCATCACGGCGTGGTGCGCCATCTGTATCGCCATCAGAAGTTGTATTTTCATTACCAGAAGTAATAGCAGGTACATATACGAATGAATATGGTAATTCTTTTAATACGCTGGTAGGCGATTGAGTAATGTCCGTTGGAATAGTAATTACTGATATAATTTGATTATCAAATGATACTTGTAATGTTCCAGATCCATCAATTAAACTGCTTATTGTTGCTTCAAAATAACGAGAACCATCATATTTAAATTCTGATATTACCGCAAAATTATGTATGCCAGAAATGCGAGATGCAATATCCTTAGATACGTCATCTGGCAAATTATCAGTTATAGATGCACCATTCCTATCATTCAATTGAACTGAAACCTTAATTGTTTTACCTGTAAATTGCGTTTGAGGAGTTAATGTAAATGTACTTGTAGAAGGATCAAATCCAATTCCAATAATATTCTTTAATGCAGAATTTGTATCGTCTTTGGTTTTTCCTAAGCATGCCATTGCTGTAGCTTGGAATATTTGAGCGCCCTCTTCACTCATATTTGCTCTAAAAGCATCTAAAGCTAAAGTCAAACAATCTTGTAATCCAGCGACATCTGGGAATGTAGAGCCGTTTGAAGATGTACCATTAATTGCATCACTTAATAGTTTTAATTTAAGCGCAGAGCCACCAGCAAAAACTTCGTTAATAAAGTTTTTATTTAATCTTACTTGAGGTAAACAACCCAGTGTTATCAATGACTTACTTAATAATACTTCATGATGAATTCTAAATGTATATTCTACATTTTCAAATCTATTACCATCTGTTGGCAATAATATTGGATTTGAACTTGATATTGTTTTAGTAAATAAGAAATTTTCAAGAGTTGCTTGTTTTACGCTTAATGTAACTCCATCTGATTCATATCCATATAGTACAGTAGTTCCATCATCCTCAAATCCCTTACCACCAACAAGAGTTAAAACTCCCGTATTTACATCTGTAGATGTTCCATCAAAATTCAATAATGAACGATCTGGTGCATACTGCACAATGCAATTTTTAATTCTTACATATCGATTATTTAAGTTTTGAGCAGTATAAACTGGTTTTTGAATTGTTATTTCTTGATTTGATATTACTGATTTTATGTTAAATACGCCATAATTTCCAACATTTACATTATCAAATATTACAATTTTGTAATTTGTTAAACCTGCAATAGATTTAAATGGCGTATACACTCCAATATTATTTGGATTGCTAATTCCTTGTCCATGAAAACTTGCTAAAGATTGAGTTGCATTTGTAATAAATCCAAATGTGCCAACTCCAATCACTTCATTTGTTTTTGGATTTATTATTTGATAAGATAGTGTTTGCCCATTAGCAGTATTAACAAATTGGTTTGTTAATGTATTAATGCCATTAGTAAATGTTGTAGTTGTATTATCTGTATTAATAATTGTATTAAGTGGCGGTGGTGTTCTGCCCCAATCAGCAGGATTATATGGAATTCTTAAATCAACAACATATGGAACTTGTCGTTGAGGTGTTGTTACAACATAATTTGCATCAACTGGGAAAAATACAGGCTTTTCCTCTCCATCTGGCATATCAACATCAAAAGCATCGCTTATATTAATGAATTGCTTATATGTTGTTGCCTTAGAATCAAAAAATTGATGCGTTGCTTTGCGCTTATTTATATTTAAAAGAGTATTAAATGGTGCTGGGAAGCCTGGAGATACTGCATTTACTTCTGAGTAATATTGTAATGTTCCAGTAAAACTTGTTAATGTTTCATTGTCTCTTATAAAGCGTGGACATACTTCATTTGTACAGCATCCATCTACATCTGTTCCTTCTGTATCATCACAAGGAGGAATACTAAAAATTAATTTAATAATATCTTTTATTGCTTGAATAATAATTGCAACAATAGATAATACTACGAATATATTTTGAAAGCCACAAAGTAACATTCCAAGCTTTTTAATAATAGCTAAAACGCTTTCTTTGTCTGCCTTAGCCGTTGCTTTTACTAAAGACCTAATATTTTTCAAAATTAATTGAATTAGTTTTAATATTTGCGCAATTATATATTCAATAATAGCAAGCAATAATAACAACAATGAAATAATCATTATTATTAATGCAAATATTGGAAATAATGCTAAAAACTCAGGAATACATTCTCTGAATAATTTAATAATAGCTCTTGCAAGCTTAAATGGATTCATGAGGCTACATAAAACCTCCAACATACAAATAATTAATTTTAATATTGGCAAGAAAAACTTATACAACATTAAAAATGGAACAAACTTTTCTAATAAGCTTAAAATTCCATCAAATATATTTTTACTATAACTATGACTTAAACCAGGCTTAATTACGCCGGGTGGTAATATCATTGATAGCTTATCAAAAATATCATTTAAACTCTCTGGAAAACCACCAGGGATAGGAAATAAGCTTGTTGGTAAAGATGGCGTAAAAGGCGAGCCAAGACCAGGAATCGCTGGTAAGCTGGGTCCCTCAGGCTCTGTAATATTTAAGTCATCTACCGAACAAGGCATTTAATATTTATTCCTATATGATACAATTATCACAAATCATATATATCAAATATTATTGTTTTTCACCAAATACGGGTTCTTCATGAGGACTAAATTCATTCTCTTTATCAATTGCTTGTTCAATATTAGAAAGTACCGTAGATGCTAAGCTTATGACAACTTCATCTAATTTTTGAATATCTGCACTTTCCAAATCATGATATCCTAATATATTGAAAGCAATTTTCCAAATATTTTCATATACATGCGCTTCCAATTTACCATTGTTATAATCTGTTTTTCCATCCACAACGTCATTTAAGGCATTTTCTACGCCTGAAGCTAATTTAGTTAAATCTTGTTCTTTGGCTTCTTCTACTTGCAAACATAATTTATTATATAAAACATTATTAATTTTCATTATATTGATCCTTGACTTGGGTCTTTTAATACTGGTCTTCCATGCATATCTATGTGTTCAGAATCAAAAGACATTGATTTTTCACTTCTAAAAGACATAGTTCCTACAGAATGAAATGCCATTTCTCCTGGCGTTGAGATTTTAACTCCATTACCATCTATACGAACTAATGTACAATCAAATCCTGCATTAAATACTCTTATATCTATTGCTCCAGGACGAAACGCATTATTAAAGCCCTTTGCAGATGTAAATCTACTATCGCTGCTAATTCCAGTACCACCTACTTGCAATATCAAATCGCCATCCATAGAGATTGCTGCGCTTGTATAATTCTTATCACGCCCCATATTGGCAATAATGCTTCCAGCTGTATCTAACCATAAAGACTGACGATCTATAGTATTGGCGCCAACGCTCATTTCTAATGATCCGTCAAAATTGAATGAGCCACTTCTGCCGCCTGCGTTTGCTCCATCTCCACTTACTTTAATAGTATCTGAAACTATTTTATCTATTGTTGGAATTGTAGATACATCAAATGATGGATTATAAGCAAAATTAATAAATTTATTGTTTTGAGATGTATGAGATGTAAAACAAGTATCTAATATATTATGGTAAGGTGTATTATGAAATATTGGAACTTCGCCTAAAATACGATCTTTAGGAGCAATATTTCCATCTGTCTCATCAACGATAGCTATTCCCGCCATTGTTGATACTGTAAAAGAAGATGCTTGTCCTCTATTATTTGTTGTTAAAGTTGTTGGTTTAAATGAATTTGCAAAAGAATCTGCAAAAATATCTTTATTATCAGTTCTAAAATAATGCTTGTTTACATTTCCATTATCCTGTGTGCCATATGTAGAATAGTTTTCATATCGCACCAATAAAGGAATGTTACCAGTTTCAGATGAAGCTGGAACATTAACTTTCATTTGTCCTTCTTTATCTACATCAACAAAGAATCGACTTCTATTTCTCGAATAATCCGCATTGGACTCAATGTCTGGCAATTGAAATCCATTTTTGCCCAATAAATTTTTTCTTGAATTTATTTCAAAATGAAATGCAAGGCTTTTTCTCTGCAACTCTCTTATTTTAAGATAAGTTTTTACTTTATCAGAATCACCTGACTTCTTAAGAGTTAATGTTTCATCGCCGATCAATAATGGTTGTCTGTTTAAATCTAAAAGGTTGCCAAATAAGTCTACAACTGTACCTTTAATTGTTTCTATTAAATAATTAGGTGCAACAAGACTTAAACTTAATGTATCGGTTCTATTTATTCGCCTATTAGCTAAATCATATTGCGGCTTATTACTAGAAGATTTTCCATATAATAAAGACTCAAATAATTCATCATCTACATTAGATGTTGGTACAAATTCATATACTAATTCTCGCTTTTCAACAAAAGCCGGATTTTTACTCGATCCCTTTATATCCGAATTAGTTGGTAATTGAGGATCCAATCCAATTGGTTTTAAAAATTTATCATAATCTGAATCATCTAAACGTGATGTTGAAGCTATATTTTTATTGGGGTTTTTATCTCTTCTAATAACGCCATTTATTTCTCTGGACGCATGAGTAAATGATAACTTATCATTAAAATTATCAATTATTATATTTCGAGAAGTATTTATGTATATTTTATTTAAAAAAGATCCTATATTAATGGAATTGCTTTTATCTAATGTAATTTTAGTATTTGCATTAGATTGTAATAATATTTCGCCTATTTTTAGTGTAGGTTGGGCGGCTGTATTTTTTAATAAAAACGATACAAAATACCATTCGCCTTCACCTTGACCAACAACTACAGTTGTGCCTGGTTCTGGAATCGTACCTATAAATAATCCGCCAGAAGAATAAAGGCTGAATGGAATGCTTACTGTTTGTACGTTTTTAGATAATGAATTATTAGATAAATCTATATTAACTTCTAATACTCCAGTTTTAGAATTAAACTTATTAACAGTTGCTATTTTTAGTAAACCTACAGGTAATGCCACTTATTTTTTACCCTCATTAGCTGGTTTTGCATCTTCAAAAGCTATATAACAATCTATAATTCCTTTATACATAGTGTTTAAAATAGAATCTGAATATTTTTCAAAAGCACCCTGACCAAATGGTTTTGTTTTAGCGATATTGCGAGCCGCATCAAATGCTTTTTCTGATGGACGACGACGTTCTCCAGTAGTGTCAGATATATTAATTGTTTCAATATTAATCATATCTTTTCCATTAGCATCTTTAAAATTATTAAATGATTGCTTTGAAGCTTTAAAATCAACAGCTCCTGCGGGCGCCGAATCAGGATTAATAAGTATTTCCTTTAATGACTGTGCAGCTCTATATAAATCAAAATCAACTCCGCCTACAACATCATCATAATATACTCTTAACTCAACTTTAACATTTATATTTGATCCTTTGCTTGCATGAGCATTAACTTTTTGAGCTACATAATATGCCATATTTGAAATTGTTTTATCATTTGCAATTCCATAATTTCCAGAAAATATAGCATCTGAATAAAAATAATTTGTTCTTGTGCCTTCAGAATTATCTTTAACAATTTGATTGTTATCTATTAAAATTGCACCAATACTTAATTCGTCATATGTATTAAATTGTTTTAAATTAATTATTTGGGCATTATCTCTATTAAGATAAATCATTTTACCAACAACATCAAAGGGAGTTGGAATGTATTCTCCAGGAGTATGACCAAAAGATACTTGTAATGTTGTAGTAAATGTGCTATCATATTGAAATTGATGTCTTACAGACTCTACATAAAATAACAAACCTCTTTGCTCTAAATATACAACTTCTCCAGGTTGCATATATTCATTACCAATAATAGTAATTGATCCTCTTAATATATTTTGGCGAGCTTTGCTTAATAATGTGGCTGCATATGGAGCACATTGTGTTCGTGGATTGCTAAAAAATGGAGCTTTTACAGGAGTACTTTGAGTTACTCCATACATTCTCCACATATCATAATCTATTGCTTCGGCTGTAACTTGAGCATTACCACTTCCAATTGCATCGCCAGGATTTAATAGCGATTGATTTCCAATAGTATTTGGATCAATTAAACCTGTAACAGAAACGTGAGTATACTCTGGTTTATTTTCTGATATATCATAAGCAAGAATTCTACTATTTTTAATAATATAACGACTTCCAGAATTTGGACCCAAATCATCATATGATTCATCCTCAATTAAATTTTCATAAAATTCAGGAATATTCGAATTATGATATGTACCAGGAATAATAATTTTATTACCAAAAGATTTATCTTTATCTATTGCCGTTACTTCTTTATAGTTTTTTAACAAAGAATAAGCAATTTTAACTAATTTTTGACGCTCTCCTATTTTATTAGCCAAATCATTCGATAGCTTAACAATATCAGGTCGACGCTTTGTTAAAAGTGGAGTATTGGTTGTACCATAAATATTATTAATGTAAAGATCATCAAGATTTACTTGTTGACCCGTTTTTGTTTCTATTCTTTTAATAATTGCATCAACTGATCTATAATCTACTGTATTTGCGCTTAATGGCACTAAATCTAATAAATTACGAGTGGCTCGCGATCTATCTGCAGCTGTAAAGAAATTCGTTGTTTTGGCAGCTCTTGCAAAATCACCAAATCCATCTTGGGCGGATTCTTCAGATTTTAATAAATCTTCAACACTGGTCATATTTCCAGAAACATTAGATAAAAATTTAAATGAGCCCTGACCGTTAGCAGCTCCCTTTAAATCAGTATTAATATATGATTCCATTGTTGATTGATCATTAGAACTAACACTGCCGGCTCCTAATAGCATAACGTCTAATCTAATTAAATCTTCCAACGCTTCAATTCGTTGCATTACACCTTTTAGCTGATTTGTAAATAAATCATTTAAAAATTGAGGAAATAATTGAATTCCAGAATCATCTTTTAATTGAAGCATTCTATAAAATACAGAACTTGGAACTTTATTCCATGCAGGAGGACGAACTCGTATATGTCCCTGAGTATCACAAAATACTTCCATATTTAATATTTGAGCAGCCGCAAATACTTTGTCTTTAACAGAAGTGAATTCACTATTTAAAAGCTCAATATTTTGCAATTCTTTTTCAAATGCAATAATATCATAATCTTTATCATATGTATCATCTACGATCATTAAATTTTGATCTTCATTAGCTCTAACTTTCCAAGAAAAACGACGAGTTAAAAAGTTTATCTTTTTTCTCAATTGACGACGACTTGATGGATCAAATAAGTTTTTATTTACATTATTTGGTGTGTTATTTATAAAGTTATCATAATTAAATGAAACATCATTTCCAACTACGCTTAATGATTTGCCATCAGTTGTAAGCAAATGGTCTAAGTTATCTTGAGCTAATTTAATTTTATCATCAATATCTTGAATTCTTTTTTTCAATATATCTACTGCGTTAGGAATTCTATCATCAGATTGTTGCGCACTTTCAATTACAGATTGCTGATCTAATAAATCTTGCTGTTGTTTTAACAAATCACTAACATTGCTTGATTCATTAGTTATACTGGCTTGCCCTTGCAATACAGAGCTATATTGGCTTTCACCAACAACCAAATTTTTGAATGGTATGAAATTTCCCCACATTATATTTCTTTTAGTTAATTCAGATCTAAAAGAATCAAAAAATGTATGAGCTGAAGATTTTCCCGCCTCACTTGGCATTTTACCGCCACCAAACTCTCTTATAGCCTTATAATAGTTTGCATAATTATATGGCTCTCCAGTAATCAATAATGAAATTGAATTCATTACATCTTGACCTGCTAAAGGTGGAGCAATGGTAGGTTGAGATAAAACTTTATTCGCATCATTCGCTTGAAGTGAATCTCCATATCGAACAAATGTTCCTATCCCTTCTTTCCATTTATATACTAAACCGTCTGGAGCATGAAATACACGTCTTTTTACATTTGCGCTATCAATCACTGCATCATGTATAAGATTTTCTTCAGTAACACTTTGCCCAGCTAATGGTCCAGATTTATATTTTAAAAGATTCTTAGCTGCCAATAACGCCTTATTTTCTTTTAATAATTCTGGATTATTGTTTTTAAAATTAGAAGAAACAGCATCAAATTTTGTTTCAAATGGAGTCAATGGATCATATAATGCACCATTCCACACTTCCGCGCTTGGCTTAAAATTAACAAATCCTTGTGTAAGATATTCTAAATTATCTCTGCCTTGAACAGATACTGTAAATGCACCATCATTATAATTTGATACAGCACTATCTACAAGACCAGCAAATACATGTGTGCCACCACGTTCATTTACAAACTGATTTCTTAAAATGCCCCATAAATAACTTGGAAATTGAGGTCCCAATATAACATTTTTCTCCATCTCAAAATCAAAATTTCCAGATGGCATAAATTGAGAATAAGCAAGATTCTTAATATCATTTAACATAATATTGGAATTTTGCATTGCTCCCAATCCAGTAAATGCACTTTGTAATCCGCTTAATACCTTTGTATCATTAGAAGTTTTAGATCCAATATAAATATGGATTTGATCCATTGCTTGAATAATCAACTTTCCCAAAAAGTTAAAACGCATCTTGCGGCGAGCATAATTATTCGTTTTAGCAAGCTCTCTGTTCAATGACCGAGCATTTGCATCTAATTGCAATTTATTAAATAAATTAACTACAATATCTTTAAATAAATTTTCTTCTGAATTAAAATTATTTTTGTCTGTAAAATCTATTCTTAAAAACTCAACATTTACACGTTTGTTTACTTTTGTAGCTAAACCATTTTCACCTAATAATGCTCCACCGCGTAAACATGAAGGATCAATTTGAACCCCATTTCCTACGCCAAGTCCACCTAATCCTAATGCAGCGTCATAAGTAAAATGAACTTCTTCTCCAAGAGCATCTACAATAGCAATCACTCTTTTACTTAATAATGTATCAGGATTAATTTTAAATGTTATATCTCCAGCTCCACGAGCACGGCGTTTATCATTTAAAAGCTTTGTGTTGCGAGCAATTATGTTATCTGCACTTTCCTTGCCCATTCTAAAAATTAAATGATTATTAGCTACATTTGTAGCATCACTTAAAGCTTTTTCAATATCAACTTCAGTAATAACCATTAATTCAAATGGATCTGTAAAGTTTAAACTACACCCACCACTATTACCACTAACAACAGAAGTATTTGTACTTAAATTAGTAACATTAGTAAATTCAATTACTCCTGTACCTTCGCCCAATTGAGGTGTAAATAATTTATTATTATCTTTTAACCATTCAGTATATTGTCTGTTTGGTGAAAACGTATAAACTTTTTTAATTTGATCAATAACTTTAGAAAATTTCTTTAAATCATTGTTTACTTTTACTTCGCCATTAAATAATGGTAAAAAATCAGCATTCTCAAGCTCATCTGCCAAACTAATAATTAATGGCAATAAAGCTGAATCAAATTCTCCTGCAGAGGCATTTGCCCTTTCAATTCTACATAGTTTTTCATATGCTGATAATTGCTTGCACTTATTTTCAAATAATATTTTAGATGCTTTATAGAATATCTTTTCATCAGCATCCATATACTTTGTGTCAAAATTTTCAGCAAGAGATGAAAACATGCGTTTTTTTATTAAAACTGTAATGTTTGGCTCTTGCATGATTATTTCACGTTGCTTTGGATCAACATTAAATAAATCTTTTCTTAAATATCCTTCTTCTACATAATTTCGCTCTGCGCTTTGATCAAATTTATTTGCAAAGCTTCCTAATTTACCATATTTTTTGACATTACCACCTTCTACCACATCTAAAGAACGATCTTGATTTTCTCCAAGAGAAAACATATCCTCCAATCCGCTGGTAATGCCATCTAAAATACTCATTATTTCTTTAAACCTTTAAAACTTAATGGAACTCCACCCTCAGAATTATTACTTGGTCCTGAATTAGCGCTTCTGTGGAATGGAAGATAATTTGTTCTATATCCACGTTTCTGTGTTACTGTAAAATGTATTGTGTAATTCCAAAGAAAATCACTTGCACTTTCTGTAATGCTCATATCATCAAAATAACCTCTAAATACCCATCCTTGATAATACATCTCTACGCCAAAAGCCAAACTTGCTAATGATGGTATATTTCTGGTTGCTAATGTAGAGCCGTTATTTGCCCCTAAAACGCTTCCAAGTATGCCAGCGCCTATTCCACCAGCAATGCCGCCAAAACTTGAATCTTGGCTGTCTACAGAGCCATTAACAGCATTCATTATAGTATTGGATATTCCATTGTTAGCATTAGCTGCAGCTAAAGATAAACCGATAGTATCAAAAGCATATTGTTCTGCTCTATACATTTCATATAAAACGTTAATGCCTTCTACTCCAGAACTTCCAGTAGTTCCGCTTATTGTAAGAGTTGTTAAATCCTCTCCCCAATATTGAAGCAAATAACCGCCTTTTGTTTTTTCCTTTTTAATTACTTTTTTATGATTGTAATTAATGCTTGCAGGATTTACATACATTCTAACAACTCCAAATTCAGGTATAAACCAATGAATAAGTCGTCTTTTGCCTGCTATTCCGCCATCTTGAATGCTGGCATTTCGCTCAGCCCCAACTTTTTGAGAAGGTAAACCATTACCATCTCCAGAAGGATTAGGAGGAACAATAAATCCATCCTTTTCAAAAGATCTTGTAGAGCCTTCTCCCTCTAAAGCATTAATAGCTCTATCAAGAGAATTAATGCCGCCATCTAAATTATCAAAAAGATCAGCCATGATTTATCCTATCTATTTCCTCGTAAATTAGCGGGCTTACCATTTGGAGCTTGAGTAACTTGATTTGTATGCGCAGAATTATCCATTTCGTTATGACACTTAATACAATAACCAGACACTTTTACATTAATTTGTTGCTGCTGCACGCCTTGATTGTTATTAACATATTGTCCTTCTGGAACATTATGTGTGTGCTGCTCCCCTAAATCAGTTTTTCTCTTAGTTTCTATATTTTTTCTGGTTGCATCAGGAACAACATTTCGGTTATAATCTTTACCAATAGATTCTTCGATTCCTTTTGTCAAAGCTGATCGTGTATCAACTTTTTGCGGCATATTAGCTTGTACAACCCTATCTTTAGCTCTTTGATTAATTTCATTAAGCTCCTGTGCATTTTTATTTTCTTGAGAAGTAGGTCCCATAATTTTATTCATTGTTTGTTGACCTACAGCTTTAACTTCTGGGGCTAATTTAAAT